CCATTTTATAACATTCTTCACCATTTACATTCACCTTTTCAAATAAATCTTTCTTTTTATAACCCATTTGCACATATGGATATCCTGGTGACGTTTCCATATCTATACGTTTAATTAATCCGATTCCATTAATAGCTTCGAAATCAGTCAATAGTCGACTATCACCTTCATTATATTTGCTTGGCCACGATGCAATTGAATTACTAATATGTTGTTCAATGTCAGCTACAATCTTGGGTTCAAACATTTGACTAAATGCTGTTAATTTCTTAATAGCATTCTCAAATGGTTTAATCAAATTTCCATCAGCATTTATATAAGGTCTTAATTGTGCTGGATACATATTAGTTGATCCATACAAACGTTCCATCTCTTCAAAAACAACACTTTTTTGAATCTTAGACTTCATTGGCAACATTGATCGAGGTTTAATTACTTGGCCGTTCGGTTTTTGTATTGATTTTTTAACGCCTACGATTTCCAAACCTTGCGTTACCAGGGATTCTCCAACTTTATCGAATTTCCCATCAGTATCAATATCAATAACATCGCGCATTGGTATAGGTTCAATTTTTTTGTAGTATTCAAACACATTTTTGATAATTTCTTGAGTCATATAATTTGAAATACCCATATTTGATGCTGGAGCACCAGCAACATGTAAACCCAGAAGTTTACGTGATGCATATTTCGAATCAACATGCATTAAAATCATTCCACAATCACCTACACTAGCTACCGAATCCGAATATTCATAGCATTTTGGTAACTCATATACTGCACCTGCTATTGATGAACCATATTTTCTATCGAACATCTCTTTTGATTTATATTTTACTGATCGCAAATGAATTTTTGACACGGGTATAAGAAATAAATCCAGTAACATACTATTGTCACCTTGATATTTAACCCTTGGCCCCCACAAATATCCTCCATGTAGATTTGGCTCATCACTTTCCATAACAAAAAATTTTGAAATGTTAGGCATATTACAATGATCTTTAATTCGGAAAAAACATATATCATTACTGCTGTCATCTGGATAAACATCCATCATTTCAAATGGTATTGTTGTTGTGTTATTTTTTGACCATTTTAATTTAAGTCGAAAAATATCACCATGCATCTTATAGAACGCATAGTATTGCCGAAATCGGTTAATATAATGCTTAGGAGAAACAAAAATATCACCACCTAGACATAGAGCTACTCCAGTCATGTTAACATCAATTGGTTTATTATCATTATCCAAAACTTCTCCACTAAGAATGACAAAATTGTTTTTAATTTTTGTTTCAATATCAATATTGCTCTGCGAATACTCATTAGCAATATAAGTACGAGCATCTCTGTTTTTTGTTATAATTTGTCTTTTCTTAGGTCGACTGTTACCTTCATCAGTGTTTGCCTCTAACCCAATATTTAAATCTTGAAGATCCGGGTCAGTATCTGCATCTTTATTGCGCCACTCGTTATACACATTCTTTGCATATGTAATAGATATCATACCAATAATACCAGCAATTACGAAGAAAACAGAATTACGAATTATATCCTTAAAATGAGTAATTAAATCTTTAACTCTTTGTTTTGCCATTTCAATCCAATCATCATTTTCTTCAACAGTATTTGTGATATTTAAATACTCAAACATAGTGGGCTTACTATGCATAGTATAACAATCAGAGTGTGGACCATTAAACGTTCGAACAGCTTTAACATAAAATTCATCAATATAACCTTTGCAATGCAACTTTTCGATAGTTGACATACACGGGCATTTTTCAGTCTTAAGATAGTATGCAATAAGAATTTCGCTCATATTGCTTGTATGAATATTAATATGTGACCATTCTTCTACTAATTGACTAATGCTCAAACCATGTAATTCTATAATGCTAGCATTCGTTGGACTTTCAATAGTTTGAAGACATTTACACGTTCCGATATTATGCAAGTTAACATCTTGATAATCACTCAAATTATCTTCTTCTTTAATTGTAG